TGTTGCCGCCTTTGTGGCGTGGCTTGACATGATCCAAGGTGTCGGCCGCGGCATCGCAATAGGCGCAGCAGTGCTGCCATGCTTCAAAGATCTGCTGCCTGAATCGCTGCTTAGCGGAGCGCTTGGGAACGAGAGATGTGCCATCAATCTGATGATCCACGCAACTCCGGGATGGGTAGGACGTTGACCGAGAGGCCAAGGATGTGATCGTTAGATGGCGCCAACTCAGTCAGCCGCGCCACGAAGTTATCGCTCACATTTTCAGGGTCGTCGTCCTCGCTTTCGACGACGATTGTGTACTCAACCTCTAGGACGTACTGCCTCACGCAGGGCTTACCAGCATTGCCCAGCCGGTGCCGGGGCCATCAACCTCCCAGCGGCGCAACCAGTTCTTGCGGCTGTAGGCGATGCCGGCACCGTTGGTGTGGTTGACGTAGCCGCCGTTCACCATGTCGGCCTCGCCGTTCGGATCATTGTGGATGTAGGCGCCGCTGGTTGCTCCGATGATTACGGACCAGTGGCCACCGCCGGTAGGCGCACCGACAGGCCCCTTATGCAGCCAGCCCACCATCACGGGGCGTCCTGCCTCCAGCTCGGTGTCGATCACGGCAGAGTTGCAGTTGGTGCGCAGCCGCGCTGTAAGTCCTAAGGATTGCAGCGCCTTGATCTGCGCTTGCGCGTCGGTGGTGTCGCCGTACTTGGCGCGGATCTTGTTATAGGCATCGTCGCTGGTGACCTTGCCGTAGAACCGGGCCACCATGGCAGCGCTGCTGCTGAAGCACTCGCGGTAGCCGGTGCCGCTGGCGTTGTCGTTCTGCGCCTCATACGGCACACGTAGCAGGATTCCCTGCTGTTGTGGTTGCGGTGTGCCCTTCTGCCAGAGTGCGCCCTCAGCCTTACGGCGGCGCAGTAGGCCGGCTTCGACGTTTGTGCCAGGGTTGCGGTAGAGCAGCAACGCAGCTGGTACAGCGCTCCAGTCCTTGTCACGCAGCGCAGCGCTGATGGTGTCAAACCCAGCGCTGCCGTAGAACCCAGTGCCGAGGTTGTAGGCAAAGCTGATCAACGCGCAGCGCTGCGGATCGCTCATGGTCGCCCAGTGCGGGATCATGCGCAGGCGGTCTGCGATGCGGTCCACCTCCAGGCGGAGAAGCATATCGGCCTCGATTACGTTGATCTTGTCGCCGCGTTTTACGGGATCGCCAGCGCCATAGCGCGTGGTGCCGTATCCGATCGTCCAAGGATCGCCGCCGCTTAGCGGATCAGGGTAGGCGCTCAGGTGACAGCCTTCAAACTCCTTGATGATCTGGATCGCATCGGCCAGATCGGTCTGCACACCGGCTGTACTCCATGTCTTGAACCATGGCTGATCGCGGCTCAGAAGGCGCGGGCCGATGGCAGCCTCCAGCTCACTGATCGCCGCCAGCTGATGCGGCAGCCCTTTGAAATAGCGGAACAGATCAACCAGCCTGAGCTGCGTCATGGCCGTTGCAGGTGCTGCGGTACTGACTGCCGGTAGCTGAATGCGCTCTTGATTTCGGACCAAATGACAGGACTGAGCATGGCGGCGACGACGGCCAGGATCACCACCTGCGCCATCCGCGTCTCCAGTCGGCCAACGCGGACGCCCAATCCGCTCCGCTCAGTCTTGTCGGAGATGGCGGCATCAAGCAGCTGCTTGAGCTGGCCTTCCAGTACGCCGATGGCGCGGAGGATCTCGCCGTGCGTTGGCTCAGTCACCGCTTACGCGAGGCAATGCCACGCAGTGCGCCGAGGATCAGCTGGGTCCAGCTGTTAGCGCGAATGCCGGGCACGATTGCCAGCAGTTCAGAGCCAGCCAGCAATGCCACGGCGATGCTGGTGATGTCTTCCGGTGTCATCGAAAGTTGTCAGCTGCCGACAGTCTAATTCTGGAGCGTGAGCGTGCTGGCCGCCAGGGAGAAGGTGCCGTTGCTGGTGGTGATGTTGCTGTTGAAGTCGTTGTAGGCAACCAGCTCATCAGCACTTGCTAGTCCGCCGCGGGATTTGTAATACACCGCGCCGCGTGCGGTGATGGTGCTGCTGGTCCAGGAAACCGCTGCAAACTGAATGGTCACCTTGTCGTTGGCGGTGTCCTTGGTGACGGTGACAGGCACGCTGATGCCGCCAGCGGTGTAACCAGTGCCGCTGACTTCATTGGTGACGGCAGAGCGCTTGAGGTCGGTGTCCTTGTCCGCGTTGTAGGACGAGGAGACCAGCAAGACCTTGAAGCTGTCGGTGTCGAAATCGATGGCGTTGCGCGCCATGTCATCGATACAGGAGTTGTAGACGAAGGAAGCCATCAGGGTGCAGGCGGCTGCGGCCAGGTGATGTCGAATGGATTGTCAGCATCAGCCAGGTCGCGCAGGGCCTGGCGGTAGGCAGCCCAGGCATCACGATCGGCGCCAAGGTCGTAGTCAGCAATCTGCGTCCAGTCACAGGACTGCAGCAGCTCGATGCGCCGCTGGCGGACCTTGGCGTGCTGCGTTTGCAGCTCATCGAAGCTGTAGGGACGCACGACGTACTCAAGCGCCTCACCGTCCCAGTCGATGGTCTCCAGCTTCGGGTTGCACTCGGGGCGCTCGTAAGGGCCGCTGTAACCGGCACGCTCCAGCTCGTCAGGCGTGAAGGTGCTGCTGTCGGTGCGGGTGCTGCCGTCCGCAAAGCGGATGCGGTGCGGCAGGGGTGCTGGAAGGGTGGCGTTGTGGGAGTAGAGCATGGTTAGACCAGCGTGATGCCCCATTTGAAGGCCAACCATGCCTGCAGTGAGTCTCGATCAGTGCTGTTCAACACAGAGGAGAAGACGATGTATTCGCCAATCAAGCCGCACCAGCCGCGATTGAGGTTTGCGTTGCCGCGATCGTTGCCGATCTGGAAGCCGCCAGTAGTGCTGAACGTGGTGCTGGATGAATTATTGATACGCATGATCGCAGGGTTGTCGATCGAAGGCGAGGTGAACAGCCCTCCTGAATACCTGTTGCTGGTGCCACCATTGACAAATAGCTGATTGAAACCTGTGCCCGACTCATCAAGCGATGAGGAAAATGCCAGCATGTACCAGGCGTTGGTGTATGAGGTAAAAAGGCCGGCATAATTGCTTGCAGTGCCGCCAAAGTTGGCATCAACGACAACGTACACTTCGCCGATTGTTGTGGAAGTGCTGCTGCTGTTGTACATGAAGTTGGCATGAGCAGCACTTGCGCCCCAGTCCAAGCATTTTTTGCTGTTGATGCCAGTCACATACTGCGGGCTTGTGCCACCAACTGATAATGTCCACCCTCTGCTTCCCTTGTCTGTAACCGCAGTGATTGCTGAGCCCGAAGTTGTCACTTTGCTTTCATCGGCAAAGTCGTACCAAAGGACAGGTGACAGCCCTGCCGTGGGATCGGTGAGGACTTGCGGCCAAAGCCCGGCACGCTTGGCCACACTCTGCTCGTTCTGGAACCACAGGCCAGACGCTGTGCCGGTTGTCGGTGTGCGCTGGACGCCCATCAATCCGCCGTTAAAGCCGAGCATCAGCTGATGTCCTCGTAGGAGATGACCAGCTCCAGGTCGCCAGCAGCGCTGGCCTGTGCGCGGAGACTGTGGCCTTCCTCTAGGTAGATGTATGCCTCGCGGGTCACGAGAACTTGAGTGGCGTCAGCTGGCACGGCGATGGTCTTGCCGATGGCGAAGCCGGTGGTGCCGTTGTAATGCTCCAGGCTGATGTCAGCCGCTGCGGCGCCATCCACGTTGGCGCAGTACACCGAGTTGATTTTCAGTACCTTGCCGCTGCTGGCGCCATTGCTCAGCGCTGCAGCCATCGAGGTGGTGACGGCATAGCCCACGGTCTTACCGACGACCGTCGTGACCGAGCTGCCTGATTTGATGTTTGGCGCTGCCATTGATCACCGCCAGGTGGTGTATTGATCTTCATTCCAGAATAGCGACGCCGCAAAGCCATCATCATCTGTGCCGCCAGTAGCCGCCCCAGCGGCCCACACCACATTCACCACCAGGTCGACCTCTGCGGTCTGCGTTGCAGCGCCAGCAATCCAGATCACATTCACGCCAAGCTCGAAGCCAGGCAGCGGCTCAATGCTTGGCAGCCATGTGCCATCCGTCACCAGCGACACGGTGGTGTCCACATACCCACCACGCTTCTGCGACTCCTCCGGTGGCTCCTGGTAACGCCAGCGCATCCCAGCCGGCACGATGTTGGACACGCTGGACTGGCCTGCCCAGATCTCAGCCGGCAGCAGGAAGCTGACGAATGAACCCTGCTGCCCGCGGTAGTGATCGCGGATGCTGGCCATCTCGGCCTGGGTCAGGTTCTCATAGCTCAGCTCCATGGTGAGGTTGCTGACGCGGCTGCTGTGCAGGAACTTCACCTGCCCGCCGCCAAATCCAACCTCACGCGAGACAGCAAAGCGACCCATGCTGTAGCTGCGGCCGGTAGGCGTCAGCGTTGGGTATGACGCTGTGGTGACCGCGCCATAGAGGAATGGCTCCTGCGGCTGCCAGTCCCATTCCTCCCAGAACGTGGCCATCAGTTCGACAGCGTGATCACGCTGGTGCTGACGCTGAAGGTGCCGCCGGAGGAAACCACCTCACCGCTGAAGTCCAGGTAGGCAATCAGTTCATCGGCGCTGCTCGCACCGCCGCGCGCTTTGTAGATCACGCCGCCTGCAGTTGTAAACGTGGCTGATGGCCACGACGCCGACGAGAAGGTGAGGATCTTCTTGTTGGTGTCGTTGGTGATGGTGCAGGTGGTGGCATTGCCGCCAGCGGTGTAGCCCGTGCCGCTGATCTCGCTGCTCACATCATTGCGCCGGTCGTGCCCGTCCTTGCTGGCCGTGTAGCCGACACCAACTAGCAACAGCTTGAAGCTGTCAACCGCAAAATCCAGATCGCCGTTGACCAGATCAGTCAGCACCGAGTTGTAGACAAAGGAAGCCATGGCACCCCTTTACGCTCAGGCTAGCGACATCTTCAGCACTGAAGGCGAGAACTTCGGATAGAAGTAGCCTGCCGATGGTGGCGTGATCAGTTCACCAAAGTCAATCATAAATAATGCATACATGTTTTTGTAATCGTTTGTGCCACGAACTGTGTTCATGCAAACAATCATGGATCTTGCGGCCAAGCTGCTGGATGGCCCCCAGACGTCTGTACCTCCAGCTGAACCAAGCTTGTATGCAACAGCTGGACTTGATTCGGCCTGAAACGCATAAAAGGTTTGATAATCAAAAGGATTGTTAACATTGCCGGACCATTTTGTTATGCTATTTTTGAACGGCCCGCCGGATACTATGCTGACGCCAGAATCCAACAATCCGGTCTGAGTGGTGACGCCACCCGATGTGACTGACTGCTTGAGCGGGCGGTCAAAATCAGCATTAAATACGCTGGAATCGTTTGAGCAATAAAATCCCATCAGCAACTTTTCACCATCGTCTACGTTGAAACCTCCGCCTATCGATGAAGTAAAGCGAGTTATGTCGCCAGCGCTTACGCCAACTTGTGCTGTATAGAGCAGGAAGTTTTTTGTATAGATGTGGAGAGTTGCAGCCATTGCTAAAGCATGGAAAAGTTGAATAATCCATCAGTGTGCCACTGCACAACTAATGCAGTGTTGGCCGGAGCTGACAGCGTTGCGCCAAAATCAATTTTGACAAGATCCCTAGTGCTAATGCGCAGGTATGCCGTATTGGCCGAGAGCGAGCCGCCCGTAGCGCGCCAGCTGGCATCATCTGCTTTGACGGTAACCAGACCACTTGAATAGGTAAATCGAAAGTTCGACAAAGCTTTGCCGCCAGTTGTATAGCCATTGCCATTTGCAATCTCCGTTGAACCATTAGCCAGGATTAAGCGTAAATCTGCCCAAACTGCTTGAGGTACAAAGCGAATAAGCTCCGTATCGTATCGCGTGATTACTACTGTCATTATGGACCACTATCAGTAAAGTCGCCAAGGTTTGGCTCAGTGGTTAGCTTAAAGCCACGCAGTAAAGCCGGCACCTCGACAAATACTCCAGGCTGTCCAGCCACTAAGCTGATGCTGAAGCCCAGTGATGCACCATTGGCTGCGCGAGCAAGACCAGCTGTCACTCCGATGGTGATGGTCGTTGTGAACGGCAGGATGTCCGCCGTAGGAGCCACAGAGCTGCTCAGCGTCACGCTGACACCATGGCTGCCGCAGGGATAATCCTCAACCGTTGGCGGCTCGGCATAGCTCCAGGCGTAACCCTGCAACGAATAATCAGCCACGTTGCTCACGCCGCTCATCACCTCAGCCGGCAATCCAAAGTTGCCGTATGGCCCGCGGCGCGCCTGGTAGTGCAGCAGGATCGCCAACACCTGCGCCTCGCTCAGGCCGATGAACTCGAGCTGCAGCGTCGAGTCGATCAGCACGTTGGAATGCCGTACGCGGTTTTCCATGCCGTTCACGCCTTGGTAGGCGGTGTTCGGGTAGCTCCCCGGCGTGAACGTCCGGCTGCTTGGTACCAGCGCAGGAAAGGTGCTCATCCGTAGCTATCTAGGCCGTCGTCTGGATTGGTCACGGTGCCACTCGCTGTGCTTTGCACTGGCACGTTGCCGATCAGCACCTCATCTGACGGCACCACAGCATCCTCAACAGCGGGATCAAGCGGTGCCGGTGGGTCGATCACTTGGATGTAAACCTCGGCAGGGATGGTTGAATCCGTCGCGCGGCCGGCATCAGCGTCGCAGCTAGGGCCGGTTTTGGTGGTATCCACCAGGCCAGCTGTATAGGGAACATTGGCCACCGCAACTGCCACGATGCTTCTTCCCATCGTATCTACTGGATGGTGGATGCACTCGTAGCTCACCACACCTTCCAGCGATTTGCCCATGGTGACCACCTCATAGAGGAAGTCATGCACAGCCTCGCCAACGCCTACCGATGCGCGCGGCAGCTTGACGCGCACGATGTCGCCAACGCTCACGCTGACGTTGTGCGCCTGGGGCCTTGCCTTGAACGTGACTGAGTGGGTGATGTTCACGCGGCTGGCCAGCAGGTAGGCGCCAAACCTGGCAGCGTGCATCCCGCTGGTGCAGAACTCGCTGAGGTCATGGGTCTCGATTGATAGGTTCGTGCGTGCGGTGTCGGAGTAACGCAGCTCCACGGTGCGGACAATGCCGATGTCATCTTCTGCCTGCTGGCGCCACATCACCTGCGCTACAAACGGCTGCCGCTGCGTCAGGTCGCTGTATTCAATGCGGAACGAATCCAGCAGGATCGTATCCTCATCAAACTGATACACCGCCACTGAGCTGGTGGTGTTGACTGAACCATCCTCCAGCGTTGGCACCAGCGGCTTCAAACCGCGTTTGCCTTGCACGCGGCTGGCACGCACCAGGAAGTAAGGCGCCCACTTGGTGATCAGCTCCTCGTAGTTGATGCTTTCCTTCAGCACGCAGTCACACTTCAAACCATTGGCGCTGAGGAATCGTGCGACTGTGGTCAGTCCTGCTGTATCAATCAGGTTGGCATTCAATCCGCCGATGTTGGCAAGCAGCCAGTTGGTCAGGTCTGCGAAGTTATCGCTGGGGCCAAAGGCCTGATCTGCCAACCGCTGCACATACATGCCGCCGCGAATGAACAGATGCACCTGCCGATCCCACAGCGTCGAGCCATCAGCCACCTGCCGCGAGAAGCTAAGCGTTGAGATGCCTGGGTAGCTGCCAATGCTGCCGCAGTTCTGCGGGCAGTTTGGCAGCGTGTACCCACTGCGCTGCACAATGGCATTCTCTGGGATCCAATCACCGGCGCGACGGTTGAAGGTTTGGGTGTGGCTGCCATGGCGGCAACCGCCGGAGAACACATCACGCACCGGAATCGAATCCATCAATCCCTCGCCCAAGACCAGCAAGTAGAACGCTGTGACTTGATTGGTGGCGCTGTTCTGGAATCGCGCTTCAGTAGCGCTGGGGCTGATCAACACACCGCCAACACCGGCCACCTGGCGGCAGAAGACGATCGGCACCACATCACCCAGGCTGGCAGCTTGCTGTGCCACATCCAGCGGCCTGGTCACCGCCGCCGGTGGCGACGTGGCAGGTGGTGGCACGATGCCGGTCTGAATGCTCATGACCGGCGCTGGGTTCAGGTCCTGCGCAAAGAACGGAATGTCAAGCGCTTTGCCGCCACCGGTAGGCGCGGCTGATGGAGTGCTGCGCGTCATGGCCGGAACCCAGTGCCCATGATCGCGCTGGTCAGCGTGCGCGGTGGCACCTGAGCGCCAACAGCGGCAACCGGTGCGCCCAGGGTCATGGTCAAGTTGGTCAGGCTGCCGCTGCCGCCCACCACCTGACCGGTGTACGACGCGATCAGCTCCTGCCCTGTCTGCGGAACATCGTTGCCGTTGAGCGCATCGAACTGGTAGGTGGTCAGATCCACCAGGTAGGCATTCTGAAGTGCTGCTTCAAATGCCGCCACCACAATGCCGGTTGCAGGCGCTGTGATGCTGATGTCAGATTCAACGCCGCTGGCGCCTTCTGTAAAGCCCTGCGCTGTGAATGCAACGCTGAGCCAGAGATCACCATTGAGCAACACGGCCTTGCTGTAGTAGCTCTGCCAGCGGTTGATGGTGACACCAGCGGCTGAGTAAATCCGAAGGTACTGGGCTTGCGCGCGTGCCATTAGGACAGCCCCAACTGAATCCGCGTCGCCGGATTGCGCAAGCTATCAAATACAGAACGCACGGCCGTTCGCAGGCCAGCTTCAAACTCATCAAGCGTGACAAACCTCTGGTTGTCAAATTGAATCACGGGGCCAGTAGTAATCTGAATTATGGGATCAACGTCAAACGTATTGGTCTGATGAATAGCAAGTTGCTTTGGTTCATTGCCGACTAGCAGGTTTTTATTGGGAGCACTGCCAGTTAAGCCGAGATTGGTGATTTGTTCCTCTAGTCGCTTAAAGCTTTCCCGAGCAATGTCGCTTCCTGTGGATGGTTGCAGGCTGCGCAACCAGGCGCTGTTGAGAAGCTTTCGCCACGAAAGCTCAGCGTTGTACTGCGCAAAATCTTTTAGCCTTGACTCTGGCAGGATGAATTCACTCTGGCCCCCTTCACCCACCATTGCGATGGTGGGTCTTGTGACCAAACCACCTTCAGCAAATGCTGGAACTTTGATGGGTGTCAACAGTGGCAGCAATCGCAAGCCAAGGAATGGGATTTGCTTTAACCCTTTAAGGATGTTGTTCAGTGCTGCAATCCAGTTATTGAACAGCTCTGCACCAAAGCGAAACGCACCGGCGATGATGCCGCGAACGACGCCGGTGACTGCGCCAAACACTGTGACGACGGCTCCTTTCACTTTGCCGAACACTCCTGTCACAAAGCCCGCGGCTTTTTCCCAGTTGCTGCGCCACCACTTGAAGTAGTTCTGAATTGGCTTTTTCAGGATGTTGTTCACAAAGCCATCCCATCCTTTCTTAAACACACTGCCAAGCCAGGTAATGAACTTGCCTAGCGGCTCGCGGAATGCGATGGCCATCGCCACCACCGCCGCCACGGCCAGCACCGTCCAGCCGACAGGGCCAGAGAAGAACGCCAGCAGCGCTGGCAGCACGGTGCCGCTCAGGAAGGTCAGCAGGCCGGTGAATGCAGCGCTGATGACGCCCATCGCGGGGCCAAGAGCAGCTGCCCAGCCGGCGATGGTGGCGCCAAGCTTCAACGCTGCAATCCCTTTGATAACGACCATCGCACCACTAAGGATCTGCACCAGCGGCCCGAGCGCGATCACCAGGCCGCCAACGGCTGCGATGGTGCCTTGCATCCAATCCGGCAGGCTGCTGAAACCAGTGGCCATCCGGATGACCAGATCAGTGATCGTGTTGAGCACTGGCATCAATGCAGTGCCAAGCTTCACGCTGAGCTCGAGCAGCTTGGTCTGAAGCACCACCAGCTTGTCATTGGCATCATCAGCACCTTTGGCAAACTTGGTTGTCATGGTGATGCCAAGGCTTTCTACTGCTTGGCGGCCACCATTAAGCAGTGGAATCATGTCCGCGCCAGACTTGCCGAATAGTTGGATGGCAAGCGCTGATTTCTCGGCGCCATCTGGCATCATCTTGAACTTGTCAGCTACTTCGAGCATCACCTCATCAGTGCTTTTCATCTTGCCGCTGGTATCCACCGCACTCAAGCCAAGCGCTGCTAGAGCCTTCGCCACACCTTTCGGGCCTTCGGCTAATTCCTTCAAGGACTCGATTTGTTCTTTGCTTGATTGCTTGATCAGCTTCACCTGGCCATCAGCGTGCTCCTTGGTCAGGTTCTTTTCTGTATTAATTCGGGCCTTGATCTGTTCTTCTTCGGCACGCTTGCGCTCTTCAAGCGCATCTTCCTGTTGCTGCTGCGCATCACGAAACTGCCGCGTGCGTTGCGTCTGCTGCTGCTGGTAGCCACGATCCAACGCCTTCAAAACATTGTCTTCCTCGTCGCGCAATGCTTGCAGCTTTGCTTCCTTCTGCTGGTCAGTCAGATACTTATCATCCTTAATTGCCTTGGCACGCGCATCAAACTGACGCTTGATTGCGCGTTCTTCCTGCTGCTGTCTATCTTTTGCTGCATCGGCTTCCTGTCTTGATTGATCATCAAACGAATCACCTAGCAGTCTTGCTTCTGCTTTGTATCGCTTGTTGATTTCACGCAGTCGATCATCTGATTCCTTCTCAAGTGCCGCCAGCCGCTTGTCGGCAGCATCCTGGACCGCCTGAACCTGACGATCCTCGCCATCTTCTACCGCCTGCGTCGCATCCTGCAGCGCCTGCTCAGCCGTTTGCCCATACTCATCAGTAGCCGTGCCAGCTGCAACCATGCCGCGGGCCAGCTTGACCATCGCGCCGCCCACTGCATCGATCGTGGTGCCGCTCATCTTGGCCGCCTGGTCAAACTGACTCAAGCGCTCAACACTCACGCCTGTCTTCTGCGACAGGTCATTCATGTTGTCCGCTGCATCAATGGCACCCTTGGCCATGGCCGCCAGGCCAACGCCGCTCACCAATGGCACCAGGCTGCCCAGCGCACCGCTCAGTCCGCCGGCGCTCTTGAGCATTCCACCGAGGCCGCTGCTGGCATCCTCTGCACCTTTCTTCAAGCCACCCATGCCCTTGGCAAGTGCCGTCACAGCACCTTCGCCATCAACCGATGCTTTGATCTTCAGCAGCGCTTCCATGACGGCCATCAGCGCTGCTCCAACTGCTTGTTGATCTGCGCCCTGGCGTGCAGTTCCATCACCTGCAGATCCTCCAGTACCACGGCCGGGTCGCTGATCTTATACAGGCTAGCAAGCTGCAACACCACGCCATAATCCAGGCCAATCACGCCATTGCTGGTAGGGCGCCACTGCGTCATGCAGCGCAGGAACAGATCGACCACCTCAGCATGTTCAGGCCACAGCTTGAAATGCTGCGGCGCAAACATAGCCTCCGGCAGCTCGATGCCATACTCTGCCGCGTCAGCCAGCAGGTCATCGTTTGCCTTCTCGCCGCGGAATAGGTGATCCACGGCGCCAGTCAGTTTTTTGCCTTGGCCTTCTCCACGCTTTCGATGTAGGTCTGCACCAACATCTCAGCAACAGTGGCCACCTCCAGCAGCTGCGCCTTCGTCTCCTCGGAGTACGGGATCTGCGTGGTGTTGTCGGCCTCAAAGATGCCGCTCCAACCCACCAGGATCTCGCTGGCAATCTCCCTGGTAGGGATCCGATCAATCAGGTCGTCATTCTTGACTGCATGGCGCAGCTGCTGGAAGTTGATTGCAAGATCCTCCAGCCTGCTTTGCGGCAGCCGCTTGAAGACTGCCTCAAATGTATGTGTGCGGTAGCGGCCGTTGTCTACCTGCTCCCGAATCGTGATCGGCCAGGAGAAGGTTGGCGTTTGCTCAAGGATGAAACCCATCAGGTCAGCGCAATGGAAACTTCATCGTTACCGCTGCTGCCAGGCAGCGGACGGAATGGCAGCACAATGTGCTGGATACCATCACCGTCTTCCAGCGTTGGTGAATCAAATGCGCAGTTGCTGGCCGTGAATGTGGCAATGTTGCCAGCGGTTTGGCCATGCTGGAAGCTGATGGCGCCAGCAGTCTGCGCAGCTGCGATGGTATAAAAATCCTTTGTGCCAAGCGCAGGAAGTTCAACCGTGATCGAGCCGCTTGGCGCGCGATCCGTAATCATGACTTGCTTTGTGCAACCTGCCAACTGGCGGAACACCATATTGTTCGCCATATCAAGGCTAAACGCATTCATGCACGCGGAGTAGCTATGCACGCTAACGCTGGTGGTGCTGTCGGCATTGACTGCGACCGGCGTTGATTGATTGGTAAATGTTGTTGCCGGATTTGCCGTAGCAGTTGGCGCCGCATAAATCCCCATGAAAGTAAAATTCAACTTAGGAATTTCACCGGCACTCATTTCAATCGCCACATTGCCGCGCACGCCCAGGATCAGGTGCTTGATGCCATCGTTCCTGAAGTCCAGCGCCACGCTGCTGAAGCTGCTGCTCACTGGCGCATAGGTCACGCTGGTACTGGTGACAACAGTCTCCGAGAACCCACATGCCTTCATCAGTGATCCCCAGCGCGGCGCAGTGCCTGCAGTGCCGCTGCCTGCCAGCTCCACGCTGAAGTTCACGCCGACGCTGGTCTGTCCCACCACCTGCGCTGTGTTGCCCAGGTAGCCCTGCACCAGCTCGCGGTCCTTCAGCTCAAGCTGGAGCGGTGACACTTCAAGATTGCTGATCAGTACCGCATCAGTACCGGCTGGCGCCGGTGACGGCACCACGCCATAGCTCGATTCAGATTTCGCCAGCAGCAGGCGGTTGCGTGTCAGTGCCATCGGTCGCAGGAATCAGCGGGTTGGAGGTTTGCTGGTGCAATGTCCATTCGGTGCCTTTGTCGTTCAGCACATAAGTGCCGCCGGCAGATGGCAGTGGCGGGAGCTTTTTGTTGCTCACGGATAGTCTAGGTTTTGCCATCACTAGCTTACCAAGCTTGCAAGGCCAGTCCTGTACCTCACCTCATAGTCGCAAGCGATCACACCGCCAGGTTGGTCTGCGCTGATCATGTCAAACTGCACTCCGCGCGGCTCGATGGCCATGGCATAGCCACCTACTGATTGGTCTGCCATGATCTTGGCGTGCATACTCTCGGCAATCGGATCAGCTGCCTGATCCGGTATGGCGCCACGCACGATGATCGCCACACGCACCGTCAGCGTCCAGTCAGTCTTGCAATGGCTGTTGCTGATCACCGCTTGGTCTGAGATCGGCTCCACCACAATGGCCGGTGATTCGCCTCGTGTGATCGGCTCCACCCTGCTGCGGTAGATGCGCGTGCTGACGCCTGTCGTACCAGCCAGCGATGATGCAATGGTGGCTAGGATGCTCTCGCGGCGGGTTGTCATGGCTTAAGCGCTGGCAACTTGGGTGACTGTGCAGATGATGCCCGGAATCGCCGGATGCGTGGCATTGCCAGCTTCGGCGTGGATGTAAGCATCAACATCACTTGCC